GACTTGGTAACTTAGACTGCCGTGCAGATACTCAAGCGCTTAGAGCGCGTTAAATAGAGCGCCGTGGCGCTCCACCGTGTTATGGGAGCGTAGCGACCTCCGGGCCATGACCATACGGAGTATAGCGAACGCAGTGAGCAATCATCAGGATAGCCGGAGGCTTTATTGAACGGCCCCCGACAAAGGAGGCCGTTCCGTTCTTGTCCAAGCGCTTAGAGCGCGTTAAATAGAGCGAAGCTCCACCGTCTTTTTATTTGATTTCTACATTTCTCCATATACCCCAGCTTTCCTCTCGGGTGGCCGCCTGAGGGGATTGCTATTTTTCGGTGAATTGGAAGTACTTTACGATGATGTGTTCTATCTGCTTTGTTATGCTTCTGTGTTCTTCTTTAGCTAGTTTGGCTACTTTTTCATACGTCTCGGGGCTTAGTCTGATGGATGTCGGACTGTTCTGTTTCTCTGTCGCTTCCATTTGTTGTTGCGCTCCTTTCTTGGGGATAGGTGAGCCATTATAGCCCCGAAATAATTTTTTGTCAAATTGTATTGACTTATACGTAGTCATTGTGCTATACTGTGCGTGTCGCAATAAAAATATTTTGTAGGAGGTTGTAGTTATGTTGGCGACGTACGTAGGAAGCAGGTATTTCACATGGAAGAAAGACGGCGAGGAGCGCCAGGGGACAAACGTGTATCTGGTCCGGCCCTTCAAGGAGCATGAGGCCGAAGGCGCGACGGGTGACATGTGCATCGAAGAGTACGTGTCCCGGGATTTCCGTCCGCAGCTGGCGGGGCTGGTTCCGGGCGAGCAGGTGAACGTGAGCTATGAGCCGGGCTTCAAGGGCCAGGCCGTGCTTGACGGTATCGCTCCCGTTTCCCCCGGCGAGCGCTCGGCGCTGGATGCCGTGGTGGTTCCCAAGAAGTAGGCAGCTGCATGGGCTGGCGCGTCATGGCCGTGGCGTGTTGGCCCTTTTCGCATGTTTTAGCGGCGGACAGCCGAAGCCGCCCGCCGCCTGCTGGTGTTACTCGCGTCCGATTTGGATTAGGAATTCATCTCCCGGTCTGACCTGTGTGAGCGCTGGCCCCAGTAACCCGTTGTCCCAGAGGGACATGCAGAGCAGTAACGTGGTGGTTTGCTGGCTTTGCCAGGATGGCGTTGCGGCTGCCACGTCGTGCCGGTTGTTTTCTACCGTGAAGAGTTGGATGAAATCGAGCGCGCTTTTGTTGATTTTGATTGTCCGTGTTGTCATGTTGTGGTTACCTCCCTTTTAGATTTTTGGGTAACCAAACATAAAACGGGCCGGGCGCGGGGGTCAAGGGGTGCGAAGCACCGAGAAAAAAGTTTTTTTGCTACAGGATGCGGACAAAAAAAGTTTTTTGGAGGCTTGCCCCTTTACCGCCGTGTCCGGCCCGTTATACTTGGAAGCCCAAGGAGCGAAAAGGGTTCTACTGATAGCAGACGTTGGGAGGTTGTGCAATGAAGAGGCTTGCGGTTGCGCTGCTGGCTGTGCTGCTCGTGGCCGCTGTAGCGGTACCCGCGAAGGCGGCGGAGGTGCCGGTTTGGAGCTATGACATCCGGGATTTACTTACCCCTGCATTTGCCGGGGTGACTGCGCCCGATGGACAATTTTTTCTTAGCGGGTTTGCGCCCGGTCAACCTGTTGGCCAGATTTCCCATTGGCTGACAAGCCAGCCTTGGGCATACAACGTGACTAACGGCACATTTTGGGGTACTACTGTATTTCCCGGAACCAGCCCCGGTAGGGTTTCATTTCCTGCAGTTGGCTATAGGTCGAATCATATGGCAAGCGGGCAAGAAGAGATTGTTGCGGCGGGGATAACTTATGATATTCCGTATGTTTTGAAGGCGGGAAGAGCTTACTACGTGGAGCTGCGGTATTGTGCGCCGCAGGTTGGGGCAACCGATTCGTATATAAAGTCATCTTCCGAGTTGGGGTATTGGATTCACAATGGAAGCGGGGACGGTGGTGAGTTCTACAGTCAGACCGATAGCTGGGAGACGCATGCCAGCGTATCCGACAGGCCGCTTTTTACGCATTCGGACACTACTTCTCTTGATGTGATGGTTGGGGCGGATGACGTTGACCTGTCCGTATTTATGGCTGTAGCTTACAAGATACAATCTCCTTCCCCTAGCAGCTGGGTTTCTACATTTGCCGATGTATATCCTCCCTTGCTGATCGAGATATACGACATAACGCCACTTGACCAAAACACGCAGGCGATCATAAACGCTGTCGAGGAGACAGGCAACAGGGTTATGGCGAAAATGGACGAAAATACCGATCGTATTGTGGCCGCCCAAGACAGGACAACGAATGCAATCAACGATATGGCCAACAGGCTGGACCCTCAGGACAAACCTGCGTTGACTGATATCAACCCCCAGGAGCCGGAGCCGCTGCCGGAGATTCCTACGATCCCAGGTCCGGAGGCGGTACTCGGCGAGGACGGTGTGTCCGCCATGCAAGAGATATGGGGCGCGTTTGCCGAATCGAATTTTTTCAAGCTGGTTATGGTGTTAGCCGGGGTTTCTATTGGGATCGGCATTATCACTTATCTTGCCCGGCGTAAAAAGGAGGAGTAGGCGTGACATGGCTCATAGACGCTGTTACGAAGATATGGGACAGCGTGACGGGGTTTGTAGAAAGTGCTATTGAGACGGCAAAGCGAATCGCTCAAATTGGTGAGGTCATCGCGGATATTCCGGACAAGCTTGCCGCATGGGCTAGCCTGTTGCCTCCCGGCCTTTTGCCGATGATATTGATTTCTGTCAGCTTCATCTTGATCATGGCCGTGCTGAAGCTGGCTGGATTTGGAGGTCAAAGGGATTAATGGGGAACTGGGCTGAATTAATTCAGGTGGTAGACAAGTTTTTCGATTTCTTCTGGGGATTTAAGATTTGGGGTGTCCCCGTGGTTCCCGTAGTTGTGGCAATCATTGTTCTGGGAATGATCATGGAGCGGTTTTTTCTGGGTGCAAGAGAGGGGGATTCAAAGTGACTTGGATTAATCTGTCAGAGATGTTCTATAGGCTCTTCCGGGCTCCGTGGCTGCCGGGGCTGGATACGGTTTGGCGTTTATCCTCCAGCCCTAACAATGCCAACCCGCAGAATTATCAGTATGTGAACCTGCCGTTTGATGGGATTTTGCTGGATTTCGTTGTCTTGGTTGTTGTTTTGCTCTTGGTGGATTGGATGCTTAAGGCGATAAGGAGGTACCGTTAAATGTGGCAGATGATCGGTCAGGTGCTCGGGCAGATGCCCGCAGGTTTTACTATCCCCGAGCGGATGCTCATGATGGCTATTGCTGGTACCGGGATAATCATCATGATCACGTCTGCTTTTCGGATGATAGAAGACATAGGGAAAGGAGGGCGTTACTAATGGCAAACATGACGGCAATGCTGACCGAGGTTCTCTCTTGGTTGACCGATGTCGCGACATGGATTGTTCTCCCGGCCAACCAGATCTACGTCATTGGCTTCGCGGTTGCGATCGCGGGCATGGTTCTGGGCCTGATGCGCAGAACCTTCAAAAAGGCGTAAGCGGCAGCCCCTCCGTTTTGGCGGGGGGGCCAGTTTTTAATTAAGGGGTGCGCATATGATTCAGGGAATATTTGCGAAGCCGGGTTCAGGTAAAACAATATATCTGGCTATTTGTGCGGCTTCTGCGTTGGGTTCGCGTCCGGTGTATAGCACTTCATATATACAGGGTACGTATAGGCTGAGCTTTGAGGACTTGGCAGATAAGAAGCTCCCGGAGGGAGCGCTTGTTCTTATAGATGAAATTACTTGCTATGCGGATAACAGGGATTTCAAGAGCACGAAGAAAGGGGTTATCCAGTACGTCACGAATCATAGGCATTATGGGCATGATGTGATCTGGTGCAGTCAGCATTATGATGCGGTTGATAAAAAGATTCGTACCAATACGCAGAACCTTTTCAAGGTTTCTATGGTCGGCGTTATGGCTATTGGCAGCCCTAACCGTCGGCCTCTTCTTGGGCTATATAACCGGGCACCCCGATGGCTTGCGGGGTTTATTGGAGCTATTCCCTTTGTTAGGCCTCGTATAAAGCTGACGAGGTATGTGCCCTGTGTGGGCTATCAGAGGCCCTACAAGGGCGGTTTCGGTCAGTTGGTGGATGGGCATGACGCTCCTGCCGAAGGCCTGGCAGGGCTAATTCAGCGGCTTATGACGCCGGGTTATTGGGTGGTCAAGAAAACGATTCGGCCTTCAGCGCTGAAAATGTTTGATACGCATGATGATCAGATAGGCTATAGGGACCGTCCGGAGGTGGCGGCGGTGTTGTGGTGAGGGTGGGCACGTCCTGCCATCGGCAGGACGTGCCTACCCGTATTTTGTTCGCTTTAGTCTGCTCGCCTTCATGCTTTATCGTGTTAAAGCAGGGCAGGGGAGACATTAGTATTAATACTCGCGCGCCCGCGCGTCTAACAAGGGGCGAAGTCATTTGAAATTTCAAATATCTCCCCTTGTACGTGCTGGGTGAAAAAAAGAAAGCAGGAACTGAATATGTCCTTGGATTACTTCGGCCAGAGTACGTACAAGGAAAAATGGAATGGTTTAGATTTAGTTTATTCGTGTGATAAAATTGTTTTTACGGGCCTTTTTGCCTTTGGTAGAATTGAATCTATGTTAGGGTGGTTAAATCAGATTCGTACGTTTGGGGTGTTGGCTCCTTCAAATGTCCCGTGGGGGTATCACCTCCGGGAGGTTCGTTTCTATGAGAAGATGTCGGTGATGTCGTATCGGAACAATTTTGTGTTTGAGTTCCTCAATGAGGAAAAAGAAAAGGTGTCATTCTACTTCGGTGTTGGTTTTAATACCTCTATGGGTTTTGCTGAGACTTGGAAGGTTGAGTTTAACCCGAATAAGATTCTTTCTAACTGTAGTGCGTGGATGCGTGATTTTTTGCTTAGGTTGAAGGGTTGTTCTAAGGTAGGTGGCTTGATTAATTCTATTGAGGTAAGCTCTTTTGATTTGGCTATAGATATTCCTGTATCTCGTGATTGTGTTCTCTATGAGAAGGGCAATAGAAAACATATGATGTTCGCACAGACTTTACTTAATCGTACTGACTATTATGGTGATAGAAAAAAGCATGGCTATACTAAGATTTACAATAAGGCTTTAGAGGCTGATCTAGATCGTGATTTAACCCGGCTTGAAGTAACCTTGGAGATAGATGACTTTGGTAGTGTTCGAAAATATTTTGAAGGTCTTCGTATCCTTCGACATGGGCAGATGAAAACGGAAGATTTAGGGACTTCCTTAAAACCTAATGATCGTGTGTTTCTTGAGCTTTTGAATATGCATCCCGATTATTTGTCTCGGCTCAGTTACGAGAAGCGTAAAAAATTCAAGCCGTATCTTGTTGACTTCGTGCAACCGTTTGAACTTGGCCTGAAGGCCTTTAACCACGTAGCAGGCTGGACAGCCTGGTTTATTTCGATGAACATAGGAGGTATCTTTGGAGACAACTGACACTGAGAAGGTATTCTCTATTATGTGCTTTATGTGGAACGAGGCTATGCGGGTGGATAACCAGTACCAGACAACGCTGAGCTACAGGACGGTGAAGTGGCGTGAGTGTGATCAGCTGGATATGCTGGAAATTATTCAGCTCCAGGACAGGGTACAGTACTTCAATGAACTTAATGCCGTCATCGGTAACATAATATTCGGCACGTTCAATCCTCGGCCGCAGTTTTATCCCTTGACGGGTCTCCGCTACGATGGTATACTGTAGGTATTTCTATGGGAAGGAGAACGTGTAAGAGCGCTAATTTGCTCTCAGAGGGCCTAGCGTCCCCTGAAGTTCGCAAAACATATC